TCTTGTTGCAGATATCTAAAGTCAGCAACATAATCACATATTTTAATATCATTGATAGACAAAGTATAACGCACCTGTCGTTCCAATTCTGTAACAACACCAGCTTTTTCCATAGCTTTTAACTGTCCCCATCGCTCAGACTCCCACTTGGAGTCAAACTTTAAACCAAAGGCTAATGTCTTTTTTGCAAAATATTTGTTGGGTCTCCTAGTTTTTTTGGGTATAATTGGGTATTTATAAGTCATGGAGGTAGTATAATGACAGACACATCAAAATTCAAGTCAGTTGGTTTAGATTTGAAAAGCTATGAAAAGCTAAACAAAATATGTGAACATCAGAGAAGAAATATTAGACAGCAGCTAGGTCTAATGATCGATAAAGAATTTGAAAAAGAAGAGTATAACGATTACAGAGCTAAAGTAACAAGCCTAGGATTAGGTGCTATCAACAGACTTCATCCTAGAGATTAAACGATTAGCACGATTAGTTACCTGTCTATGCCAACGGCTGTCCTCCATCTGGATTGCACATTCTTGCCAGTCTCTATCAGCTACAGCTTTGCATAGCTTCCTAAACTTGGAAAGCCTTGGTCTGCCTAGATTAAACATCATATTTGCCAGAATCTTTTGTACTTCTTCAGGCAAATCGTTGAAGTTTTCGTATAATTGTTCGCACTCAGACAGCGTAACTTTAATGTCCTGATCGAATAATTCGTTAACTCTTTCGTCATCAACCACTGTTCCTACTGGCAATCCATACTCTGGATCTGACTCTTTTATAAGATGCCCTATGCCTACAGTAGGTAGATTTAAATGATCTAAATATACGGAATTGACCCGTCCCTCGTCATTCTGTATCTCTTGTCTGAGCTCATCTATGTTCATGCTGTGCCTCTTGTTCTCTGTGCTATCGCTATGTCAGATGGATTTAATCCTAATGAAAAAGCATTAGCTGGATTGGTTATGTCTACACCAGCGATTTGAGTTCCTGCTGCTGGTGGATTGATAGT